CAGCGCTTCCTAAGCCGCAGAAGATCAAACTGCCGGAATATAAACCTTCCCCGCGCCAGACTAAGTTCCACATTACCGAATGCTTTGAGACACTTTATGGCGGTGCAGCTGGTGGTGGTAAGACGGCCGCCCTCTGTGCTGAGGCTATAACCTCCGCTATTGAGCTGGAAAATACCCATGTTTATATCTTCCGGCGTACTCTAAAAGAACTTAAGCAGTCTGTCTATGAGGAGATTATGAAGCAGATTGCTAAATACCAGAATCTTCCAACTAGCCGCAAGGCTATGCTGCCGGATGGCCGTAGGCTAACCATTACATATAATTCCCAGGAGTCTATCTTTAAGTTTAGCAATGGTAGCTTTATCCAGCTAGCCTACCTAGACAGCATTAGTGACCGCTATAACTACCAGTCTGCTGAGATCCATGTGCTGCTGATCGACGAGCTTACTCACTTTCTGGAAGACGATTACGAGTACCTAAAGACCCGACTTCGCTCTGATACATATCCACGGTGTAGGGTCATGGCCTGTAGCAACCCCGGCAATGTTGGTCATGGCTGGGTAAAAGATCGTTTCATTAAACCAAAAGACCCTAATGTTAAATATAAACCGGAGAAACCATATACTGATGTTGGCACTGGCTTATCTAGGATCTTTATCCCAGCTAAGGTGAGTGACCACCCATCGGCTCAGTTCCGCGAAAGCTATACTCAAGTCTTAAATGCCATACCGGATGACCAGCTCCGGGCGGCCTTGCTTGACGGCGATTGGAATGTCTTTGAGGGCCAGGTCTACACGGAATGGGATAAGGATTTGCATGTCCTACCAGGCAAACTGCCGGTGGATCTGGATGCCTGCCATAAGTACATTGGCTTCGATTGGGGCTACAACGACCACGGCTGTGCTATCTGGCTAGCCCAAGCCCCGGAATCCCAGGACGGTATTAAGCGCCTTTATGCCTACCGTGAGATCTACGACCGCCAAAAAAGCCCGACTTGGTGGGCCGAGACAATAGCCGATATTATTAAGGATGAGCCAGTGGAGTTTATGATCTTACCGCACGACTGCTTTTCGCACCTTGGCGGCAACCAGACGATTGCCCGAACCTTTAGCGACTATAATATTCCTCACGTTCGGGCCGATAGCCTCAGCCATAGCGCTAAGATGCACCGCCAAGCGCTTCTCCACCAGCTGTTTGAAATTGCTGAGGATGGCCTACCATATATTCAGCTATCTAAGAATTGTCCGAATGCTATTCGCACCATTCCTGATCTGCCCTACTCCGATACTAAGCCAGAGGAGATAAACGACAAATCCGAAGACCATGCCTACGACGCCCTAACCTATGGCTTAATGGTGGTAACGGATAAGGAAAGTTGGATTTATAGCCCAGATAGTACTAGGAATCCTGGCCGGAAGCAAAGTTTTGTTGTGGATGAGACTCATGGCTTTAGTTATGACGTAGGCAAAGCTATTCAGGAATCTGGCCAGGTTGTTCAGGACTGGCGATATATCTGAATCCAATTTCAACCTCATATCCCATAGCCCTAGCTACCTTATTGAGCAGCCTTAAGCTAGGTAGATAATCTCCAGATTCAAGTCTAGCAATACCTTCCTGATGAGTGTCGGTTAGTATAGCCAGCTGTTCTTGGGTAAGGCTAGCCTTAATTCGCATATTTTTGAGAGCGCCACTAATTTCTAGTGATAGTGGTAGAGTTCTCATAGCATATTCTTATCAATAATTGCGGTTATTTTTTCAACTGCTTCTACAAAACCTTCCTGATTGGATTTGCTTGAATCATATGTGGGTAAATCTTTAAGTTTTGGCAATGAATCCTTGATTGATTTTAGTTTAGATTGGAATAGGGCACATATAGCGTCAACATATTCGTCCACTGGAGGGACATAACTAGAGACTCTTTCTAGGCGCATAGCATCATCTCTAAGTACAGTAAGAAGCTGATATATAGATGCTTCTAGTTCTTCATCTTTATCAGTTGTAGCGCTCATGATTTGCCCTTCTCTTTCTTCTTGAGATCAATAGCAGCCTTAAGTGCCGCAGCTTTTCTAGCAAGTTTCTCCCTATAAGCTGCCTGTATCTCTTCGGGCGTGGCAATTCCTTTGTCTATTAAGAGCATGAATATCGCCTCCATGCCCGCGTTAGTTTCATCGATAGCTTTTCCTATAAGGGCTAATGTCTCTTGGATTGTAGGGGCTTTAGTCATCTTCCAACTCCTCTAGCTGGGATTCGAGAGTGGCTATTTGGGAAACTAAATATACTTCAGATACCCCTGGTATGCCAACTTTAGGTCTATTAACTGGTAATGCTTCCAGTTCCTCAATCTTCCCCTGAAGAACAAGCTGTTGGATTTCGGCTTGGACATCAGTAGCAAATTGTACATATAGCTTTTTCAACTCATCCATGTCACGGGTAGTCATGGCGATAGTCCCCGCTTCTTCCGCAAATTTGAAGGCTATTGTGTCTAACCAATCATTGTTCATGGCTTACTCTCCCAAAAATATTTATTTATAGCTTCAGCTATATCTGGAGGGGTGGGCTTACTATACTTTAGTAAATAGGTTAATAGTTTCATAGTCCAGCCCTCCGTCTTTGCTCAGCTCTCAGTTCATTTCTAGCGGCTATATCAATCAGTGCGTGGTCTCGGATGTTGGCCTCATCCCATTCATCCTCCCCGATAATCTCCTCTACATGCTTTAGGATGGCGGCTTTAGTGGAGAAGTAGTTACAGGTACAAGTTTGTTCTAAACCACCATGCAATGAGTGGTAATTTGGACAATCAGGGTCATGGACTAATATCTCACCCAGCCAGTCGGTGTTCATGGCCTACTCAATTCCCTATGGTGCTGATTTAAATCTTTGGCAATAATATCATTCAGGCCCTTTATGCGCCGCTCACTGAGAACATTGGTGGTTTGGCGTTCAAGCTTAGGCAGCTTTATGCCTTTGCGGCGATATCTGTGTGTTAATTGCCGCGTAGCTTGAACTGATATACCCAACTTTGCAGCAAGATTAACGCAGGTACCGCCTTTTCTGTAAACTTCCATATAATATTTAGTAAATTCTTCTGGAGTAAATTTAGGATATGCGCCCATATATATTGGATAGTATAACAAAAGATATTTAACTTGCAATAGTTATCTTAACTAGCTATAGTGCTAATGTAATAATTAAATTAAAAGGAAATATATATGTATCAAACATACTTTAACTTGGTAGAAATGCCATTCAAGATCACGCCTGATCCGCGTTTTCTATATATGACCCCTCAACACCGAGAGGCCATCGGTAAGTGTGAATATAATATTAAGGAGCGCGGTGGCTTAGTGGTTATCTATGGGGCTATAGGTATGGGTAAGACAACTATTGCCCGCCATCTCTATGATAGCCTGCGTGATGAACCAAACTATAAGGTCGCGCAGTTAATCACACCGGCGCTTAAGACAGAAACAGCCTTTTTGCGGGCTATCATGGAAGAATTTGATGCCCCGCTCAAGCGTTCCTATGCCCTATCACTCAGTGGTTTCCAAGATTATATCCTAGAGGCCAAGGAGAAAGGCCAAAATCTCGTCTTAATCGTCGATGAAGCCCAGAAACTTAACATGCGGATGCTGGATGTTCTGCATACCCTACTTAACTTCGAGTCTAACACCGAGAAGTTCTTGCAGATTGTCCTGATCGGCCAACTAGAACTGGCTGGCATTATCGATCGTATCCCGGCCATCAAGAGTCGGGTGGCGGCTTTCGCTCCACTAGAGAATCTGAACAGCGACGATACTAACGAGATGATTGCCTTCCGTTGGAATATCGCTAGTAATGGCAAGTCTAGCCACCCGTTCAACGATAAGGCGCTAGAGGCCATTTTCCAGCTTTCTAACGGCCTTCCCCGCGAGATTAATAAGTTGTGCAACGAAAGCCTTTTAAGCGCCTATGATGCCCAGGAAAAGGCCATAGACGCTAATATGGTGATTGACGCCGCTAAAGAATTGCGACTTAGTAGTAAGGAAATTGCATGAAAACTACTATGGAAGCTTTAGCTGACGCCTTTAAGCACAAACAAGCTAACGGTATAGATTATTTTAGTTTTAAGTTTGGAGACGGGTATGAACTTTGCTTTGAACCCCTCTTTTTTGACAAAATGTATGTAGCACTTTACAAGGATGAGATGCCCTTAACAGGCAAGATCCCTATAAAAATAATAGACGAGGAGAACAATTAAAATGGGTAAATATGACCGCATGACCACCGCTAAATCTAAAGAAGAAAAGCCAATTAAACAGATTGATGACCCCATGACCCCATCATACCATGACCCCAAGGATGGTGGTTCGCATGAGGCTATTCGTAAGGCGGTTAGACTAGTAGGCAAAGAAACCACTAACTACCGTCTCAGTGCCGAGGAGAAGGAAGCTCTGCGTGACCTAGTTTATGCTTTTAGGAAGCAAGGTTTGCCTACTTCGGAGAACGAGATAATGCGGATAGCCCTTAACCTGACACTTACCGACTACTCGGAGAACGTAGGCAAGAGTGCCTTAGTCCAGGTACTTGAAAGGCTGAATAGTTAGGAGTAGAATTAATAACTGACCGCGAAGGAAGACAGTCTGCTTTGTTAAAAGCCCCACTCAAATAGTAGGGGCTTTTTTCATGTACTGGCTAGATAGATAGCTGAATAGGCGCGGCGGGTACTGGCCCTTCATGGCCGCTTCTAGGGAGTTCCAGATAAGGTTCTCAGGTAGTTCGCGGGCCACCTTGCAGTAGTACGGGTATCTACTGGGAATTTGCTTACCAAGAGCCTGCTCAAGCTTATTGGCTATTAGCTGTACTTCTCTTAGTGATTTAACACTAGTGTTAGTGTTAGTGTTTTTAACTTCACTATCACTAGTGTTAGTGTAATCGCGCGAGGAGCTGTGGATAACTTCAGAAATTTGCTGCATATATTTATTGACATTCTTTCCCAGACCCTATATATTGTGTATAGGATCATTCTTAGCGAGTCCCCCATCTTGTATGGGGGTTTCTCTTTTTGTATTGACTTTGCATAGCAAGATCGGCCGACCAATCTGTCGGCTATACAGAGTAACTACTTCTGCTTCAGAAGGATCATTCTTAAGCGAGTAGTCCTATTTATCCTAACATGACCATTATCCACATAGCAAGATATTTTATTTACTGCTACTGATAGAAAAGTTATCCACAGGTTTGTGCTATTCTTAGCTTATATGAGGTTTATGCAAGGTCATGTCACCCTATACCTATATGGTAGCCAGCTACCAAGATATGATCTGACCCCTATAAGTTGCATGAACGGTAACTGTAAGCGGATTATTTTTAAGGCTGACGCTAATAAGTTAGTAGCTACTAACAGTGGAGTGCCTTATGAAACTTTGCCATCCTCTGTGAAGTACCAGGAGATTATGTGCCACTCATGTAAGACTCTCTACCGAGTTTTATTTCAATAGATATGTTATAATTATATTTAATGAAGCCTTTATACTATGACAAAGCGGGCAATCCTTATGATGATGTTAAGGCATGGGCAAAACTCTTTGAAGACAATGACTACAAGATAATTAAGCAGGAATATACCCCTAAAGGGAAGTATTGGATAAGCACTGTCTGGCTGGGCATAGACCATTCATTTGGGGGAAACTCCACTCCATTAATTTTTGAATCAATGGTATTTGGTGCTAAACACGGTAAACATGATTTTAGTCAAGACTATGACCAAATGCGTTATCCATCTGAGAAATTAGCCCTGGCTGGCCATGAAACCCTGCTTAAATATTGGACACAGAAAGAACGAAAGGCAACCAAAAAGAAGACTTAGTATATAATTAGCATATTAGGCATATAGCCCTTCCCATTTGGGAGGGGTTATTTTAATTTTACGGGAGAGAAATACTATCGCTGGCTGGGACTACGAGCAGATATCGCCGCCGTTCGCCGACACTAGAGTTGACCGGCTAGACGGTGATGCCACCGGACAAATAGACCGTCTGGCGGCCTTGACCCTAGATATTCCTGACACTGACATTATCCGCAACCTTAACGCCCGCATTGAGGACTCACGGACATACTGGGATCTCCCAGAAGGTTACAACCTACGGGAATCCCGCAATGAGAATATGCGCCTATTCTTAGGCAAGCAGATAGACGTTAGCCATCTCTATCGCTTCCAGGTGCCTTATGTCGAGAATGAGATCTTCCTGGCGCTGGAGACTATCGTTAGCTACCTCACCACCCAGAACTCCCAGCCAGAGGTTTACCCAGCCCAGGATAGTGATCGCTCCAAGCTCTTAGCAATTGATCTTGAGAAGGCACTGATGGCTCACTCCGAGAGGTTCCAGCTGAATAGGTTAGTAGAGACTTGTGTGCGTAACTTATTCACTAAGCGCTTAGGCTGCATCTACTTCCACTTTGATAAGCACTATGGCAAAAACGGCGAGATTATCCCGATAGCCGTAGACCCTGAACATTTGATCCTCGACAAGAATGCCACGCTCGGCAGCAATCCGGCATTCATTTGCCATTTGCTGAAGTATTCTGTCGAGGAGCTAATCTTTGAATACCCAGATAAGAAGGACGATATCTACAAGGCGCTAGGTATTGTGCGGGGGACGCCCAAGCAAATGACCCAAGAGGTTGCTATCCGCCGCGTCTGGCTAACCCACTACGACAAAGGCAAACCAGTTGAGGCTTGCGTGACCTATTTTGGCAAGACAGTGCTAGCTAAGTACAAGAACCCTAACTGGTTATACAACAGTGAGAATTTCTTAGAGATGCCGGAGAAGCCATTTATCTTCCTGAACTATATCAACGACGGTAACCACCTGATAGATATGACCACACCAGTAGAGCAGGCGGCCAATATGCAGAATATCCTAAATAAGCGCGGACGGCAGATTATGGAGAATGCTGATAAAGCTAATGGTGTCCTGATTATTTCAACTGACTCTGGACTAACCAAAGATGATGCCCAGAATCTCACTGGCGATCCCAATCAGAAACTAATCATTAAAACTAATGGCCAGCATGTTAGCGATCTGGTCTACCAAGTACCACCACATCAACTGCCAAGCTACGTTATGGACGACAAACTCGACCAGCGTATGACAGTCCTAAACCTTATGGGTACGCCAACTGAATTTACCGGCGCAGATAGCAATGAGCCGGGCAGCAGCGAGAAGACCTTGGGCCAATCCATGATGGCTAAGAATCAGGCTTCTGGCCGCCAAGATCTAGTTGGCCGATCAATTGATCGCTTCATGGATCACTACTACAACTTTCTGACGCAGATGATGGTGACTTGGTATAACGAAAACCATTATTTTGTCTATAACGGTGGTGATGGTGAGTTCGACTACATCACCATGAAGCGCAACCTGATTGAGGATGGCATTGCCGTGACCGTTAAATCTGGCACCACACTACCATTTGATAAACAGCGCCAAGAGGCGATTGCTCTCCAACTAGCAAAGATGGGCATGATAGACCCCTACAATCTATTCAAAGATCTCCATATGGATAATCCTCAGAAGCGCTACGATTCCTGGTTTAAGTGGAAAACAGACCCATCTAGCCTTTCGCGCAATGTTGATGATGCCATGAGCGAGAGTAGTGCTTATGTAGATTACGTTGAGATTATGAACGGCAAAGAGGCCAAGCCAAGGGATGACGCCAGCCAAGAGCATATCCTTACCCACCGCAAGCAAATGCTAACCGATGACTTCTTAAAGGCCAAACGCTCTATCCAGAACAAACTACTTACCCATATTGAGAAAGAACTGTCTTCGCTTGAACTGCGAACCAGCCTAGATGAAATGAGCCAAGAGGGGCCACAGATGCTAGACCCTAAAATTCCTATTCAACCTCCACCCCCTCCAATGCCACAACCCCAACCAATGATGCCTGGCGGCCAGATAAGTCAGCCCGGAGCACCGCCACCACCGGGTATGATGCCGCCAGGCTCACCTCCCCAAATGCCCCCACCACCGCAGCCACCTGGCCAGCCAGGAATGATCCCCGGTGGTCTACCGCCGCAGCCAGGACCACCTGGAGTAATGGCCGGAGCTGGCCTGACCAACCCAGCTAATCCGCGCATCCAAGGCCCACAGAACTTGACCGCATTGCCAACCTTATAAGTAGTGGTGTAGTATAGGGCTATAGGCACATAGCCCTCCACAAATCTAGAACTTGGCTAGTAAGATTTAGTCTTGCAGCGTAGACTAACTTGTTTTAGAGAGGAGGGCTTTTTTAATTCAAGGAGAAATAGCCCTTATGCCCACAGTAGATGAGGTACTAACCAAGGCAACCGACGGACTAGGTGATGATCTAAAACCCCTAGACGAAAAAGACACAAAAGTAGAAACCACCGACAAGAAGCCCGATCCCAAAGAGGATAAGAAAGACGACCCTAAGCCAGAAGACAAGAAGCCTGATGTTAAAGATGGTGATAGCGATGACAAAAATAAGCCCGACGAAAAAGAGGACGAAGACTTCACGGCTGCCGAAGTAGAGCGCAAAGCTGAAGATGCACCAACTACCGAAGTTGAAACTGCTCCGGTTAATACTGATAATCTCAATGATGAAGGCAAGTATATTGTAGACAATCTACCATTTATGGTGGCCCGCATTAAAGATGGTGACAATATTAAAGAACTACAAGTTAAATCATGGACGCAATTGCCAGAGGATGTAACATTTGCCTCAAAGCGTGATGAGCTATCTTTTATGAATGCCTTGACCGCTCAAGAAAATCGCGCTCAATCCTTACAAAATCAATTCCGGCAGAACCAGCAAACTGAACAAGCTAAGAACTTTGAAAAGTTAGAAGATGATTCTATTTGGGTAGATGTAGCGGAGCTTCAGCAAGAGGGCATCATTCCTAATTTCACCGGACCGAAGGATAATCCAACATTCAAGACCGATGCCGATGCTGAACGCATGGAGGCCGTGGTTAATTACATGAAAGAGCGTAATGGCCAATATTTAGCTGAATATAACCAAGGCAGGCCATACCGCCATATTGGTTTCAAGGAAGCCTATTTTATGTATGATCGCCAGCATCCGGCCGAGAAGCCTGAGCAGAAGAAAGAAGACGAGAACCGTGAGGAAGTTGCCGATCATATGAATGTTAATCGCGGCTTAGCCGCCAAAGAGTTCAAGCGCCCACTAATTAAGAGCGGCACACGCATAGGCGATATCTTAGATCGCTTCGATGCACAAGAGGGATTCTAGGTGACAACCCAACGAATTGGCATTAAGACTTTTACTCTCAGCCGCGCAGACTTAGAGCGATACCTAATTGAAAACCATGATATGCCGGAGGATATAGTTGTCACTAATATTGCGCGGCCAGTTAATCAAGAGGCTTGGCTAGTAAATGTCCAGTCTAAGAAATTTGCTACTGCCGACGACCTTAGTATGTGGCCTACACAAAGGAATGATTTATTAATAAGAAAGGCAGGATAGTTCTATCATTAATTGGCTTATCTCTATTTTGGTACATATTGAGAAGCGCGGCAAAGGTCTGACTATGGAGGAGGCTGAACATCTGGCCAAGGAATTACCACTTAAGACTCATCCCCAGAACTTTCAGGATGCCCACATTATTGTCGAGAAACTCCTTAAAGACTTCAAAAAGAATAAATAGTTGCTATGGAGGAGTTCGATAATTATATATTGGTAGCAGCGCCGTATGGATTAGGTGACTGCTGGATATGGCAAGGTGCTAAAACATCTGCTGGATATGCCTTTCCATCAGTTGACGGTGAGCACATACTCTTACATAGATATTCTTGGGAAAAAGCTCATGGACGCAAAATACCCCAAGGTAAATTTGTGAGACATAAGTGCGATATTAGGGCATGTATAAATCCTAGCCATCTTATTATTGGTACTCAGCGTGATAATGTCATGGATATGGTTAAGCGCGGCCGACATGGCAATAGCATAAAATCAGCTCAATCTTGTCGCCGAGGCCATCCGCGTACTCCTGCAAATACCCAAACCTTTATCCGTAAAGATCGTGGCAGCCTTGAGCGCAGATGTCGAGTATGTAGACGGGTAGATGCCGTCAAAACAAGCATACCATCCAATTTAGTTGCAATGTCTTCTAGTAATATGTAAAATTCGGGTAGGCAATTATTTAAGCCCTCCAGTTGGAGGGCTATTTTTATGTCCTCACTTTTCTGGAGATCTAATTTGAAAGTGAGGATAGCTCTATCGCAGGCATGGTATTCACCGACAGAGTAGTAGACATCACCTATCAGGAGATTCTACCTAGCATTGTTGACCAAATTAACAACTCTAATGTCTTCCTGGCTAAAGTCCTAACTAAGCCCGCCACCTGGAAGGGTGTCACCGAGAACCAGCCAATTGAGACGGCTAACAGTACCACTGGTGCTTCATTCTCAGGAATGGACACTTTCCCAACTGCTGCTACTAACAACACCCGGCTGATGACGTGGTATGTTGCTGCTTACGAGCAGAGCGTTGTTGTCCCTGGCATCGAGCGGGCAGTTAATGCCAACAACGAGAAGCAAGTTCTTCGTTTGCTAGCTACTCGCATGGATGAGGCTAAGATCTCAATGGCCCAGGCTATCGGGCCAATCTTCTATGGTTATGGCCTCGGCAAAGACTTTGATGGCCTTGGTTTGATTGTAGACAATGGCACCAATACCAGCAGCTATGCAGGTATTACCCGATCTAGCTCTCCATTCATTAATGGCGATGTGACTGCTGTCGCTAGCGGTATCATTACTCTTGATTATCTATCGAGTGAATTTGATAATGTCAGCGCTGCCGGGTCAACTTCTGAGAGTCCGACCATTGGCCTGACCACCAAGGCTATCTGGACATATATTGAGGGCCTGATTCAGCCAATGGTTTCCGCGCGTTATGAGACTATGCAGCTTAAAGGCTACGACCGCATTGATGGTGGGATTCCGGCTGGTACCAGCGTACCTGCAGGCGACAGCCGACTAAGTGGCTTCGGTGGTTTCAATGCTTTGAGCTATCGTGCCCGGCCATTGGTTGCAGATGACAATTGTCCTTCCCAGTTATTCTTCTGGCTGAACGAAAACTACATGAGTTTTAAGCGCCTGATCGACAGTTCACTCAACCAGATTGCCTCAACTGTCGAAGTTACCGAAGGCTACTACAAAGACGTTCCGATGCCCAGCGCTTTCCAGTTCAGGGAGCTAATTTCTCCAGTCAACCAGTACGGTGAAGTTGGTCTGTTGCTCTTGATGGGTAACCTGATCCACACGCAACCTCGAAGAAATGGCAAACTAACCGGCATTACCAGCAACTAAGAGGAGACATATATATGGAATCAGGTGTACGACAACTAACCCTAACAGACCTCAATACTTTTACTACGACCAAGCAAGAGCAGCTTGGAGCTATTGGTATGACGGCCGACGGCCGCACATTTAGGTATGTCACCTTCGGTGGTACTTCAACCATTAATCCCGGTCTCCTTTTGGTAGGCCCAGCCGCACCAACGAACTCTACCGCCTTAGCTATCACAGCCGTTGGTACAGGCCAACAGGCCGCTGGTAACTTGACTGCTGGCTCACAAACTTTGGTAGTCACCAATGGTGCTACCGCAGTAACCGTAGATCAATTTCAATTCATCGAGATTATGGTAGGAGGTACTTTGCCACTTTATAGTCTGCGTCTGAGTGGCAATACGGCCGCTGCTGCCACCACTGGCTATATCACGGTCTCATTGCGCGATCCATTACCGCAGAACATTACAGCCCTAGTCCCTGGCACCGACACGGTAAACTTGGTACTTAGCAAGTTTAATGGCCCGACGGCCTCTACCACTGGTAACGCTCCTGTCGGCGTAACAACCAACGTGATCCCTAATACGGCTTCTGTGACCAATTATGGTTGGGTACAGACTAAGGGTCACGCTATTGTTAAGGCTACCTCTGGCACAATTGGTTTGGGCGTTGCCCAAGACCAGTCTGGTACGGCTGGCTATGTCATTAACAGCGCGGCCACCACAGGCAATATTGGCTGGTTCAAAGCCTCGGCCTCTAGTGGCAATGCATCAGTAGAACTGGCAATAGATTAACTTAAGATACCTGGCATTAGCCAGAGAGGTATAACCATATGGCACAATCACTTACCAACAAGAATCGATTACTAGAAAAGTATTCCCAAGTTGTCCGCGAGGACGGCCTTAATACTAATAAGAATGTGAACATTGGTATTAATGGGGCTACGCCAAATTTGTGGGTAGCGGGTAATGTGACGGTAGGTGGTTCAATTAGTGGCGGATCAGACCTTACGGGAGCACAGACTATTACAGCTACCTCTGCTAACGCGCTATCTGTCGGCCAAAATGGCAATACTAATCCAGCACTAAATGTTAATACCAATACGGCCAGCTCTGCCACAGGTATCAGTGTAACTTCCGCCGCTGCAGGTTCAGGCTTGGCTATCGCTACCATCAGCTCCGGCACCAACGAAAACCTCACTATTGACGCCAAAGGCTCTGGTACAGTAACTATTAATGGTACGGCTACGGGGATTGTGGCGCTGCCTGCCTCAAGTACAATTGGAGGTGCGGTTCCGATTACTACTCCTTTGACATCTAGTTCTGCAACAGCTTTTCAGGTGGGGCCTAACGGTGCGACTAACCCTAGTTTCAATATCGATGGAAGTACTGCTAGTGCCGCTAATGGGCTAAATATTAAGAGTGCCGCGACTGGCGGTGCCTTAGCTCTAAGTGTTATCGATTCGGGATCTAATAGTAGTTTGACTATTAACGCTAAGGGCTCTGGTACTATACAAATTGGCAATACTTCTACTGGTGCAACTACTTTAGGAAAGGCAGTTATATTCACAAGTTCTGCCACAGCTTTCACGGCTGGTCCGAACGGTTCCACTAATCCTACACTTACATTAGTTACCAACACCGCCTCTGGCGTCACGGGTGTATCCGTAACGAACGCTGCAACTGGTGGCACTACTGCCATAGCCGCAACCGACTCCGGGTCAAATTCTAACTTGAGTATCGCTGCCAAAGGGACCGGAACCATAACAGTTCAACCTGGCGTTGCCACCCCTGCGGCCGGATCTGCTGCGGCGTCTCTGCTATTTGGTTCCACCGCATCATTTGGCGTCTATTACGGATCTGGAGCGCCTACCGTCAGTGCAGCTCAAGGATCGATTTATCTCCGCTCAGACGGCTCAAGTACTTCAACGCGACTTTATGTGAACACTAACGGTTCTACTACTTGGACGAACGTCACCACAGCAGCCTAAAATGGTCTATCTTGGTTTTGGGGTTAACTATAAATCTAGTCAAACTAACTGGTCTAAAGATATAATCTATTTTAATAAAATTGGATTAAATACTATAAGACCCAATTTAAAATCTGTCCCTATTCCTTGGTCAGCTGGAACACCAACATTAGGCACTACTGCGAATATAAATGCTTACTGGAGACTCTGCGCCCAAACATTTGCTAACGCCGGATTTTTCGTAACATGGGGATGTAGCGGTCCCCAAGGTGAAGGTAGTCCTGGCGGAGGAGGACTTACAGCAACATTATGGGCTAGTTATCATACAGCCATGATTTCTGAAGCGACCTATTTACAATCTCAAGGAATAGCGCTAGGAGATTTTGAATTAGGAAATGAACTGGAGTCTTTCATTGACGGTACAACTCTCACTCTTGCTCAATTGAATGTTAATATCAGACAACTTGCTACCGACGTAAAAGCTGTTTACAATTTAAGTCCGATTAGTTACGCAACTCACTCCGATGCTTCACTAACGGACTGGATAGCTAATGGGCTCGGTGGGCTGGATACCATCTCGTTCCACCCTTATGGGACAATCAACATCAGTGCTCAGACGGTTTCATTCACAGTTCCAAATAATCAAATATCCGAAATGTTTTCGGCCTTTGGTACCAAAGCCTACATATCAGAATTTAACCTAGACGCAGATGCCTCAGATTTGGCGGCGCTAAAAACCGCTCCCACGGTGTCAAATATGCAGACTTTTTTTAGCACAATAACCTCATCAGGGTTGAACAAGTTTATACTTTATTCTTTCGTCGGAGAACTTAATGCAGATAACCAATTCGCTCAACTTTATACTAACGGCTCAACTAATCCCATGTGGTTTGATTTCTTCACTTCTAACCCTACCCAATATTCAACTGGACAAAGGGCAGACGTAATAAGAACTTCTGTAAATAGGACAAGTGTACCAAATAGAACTTCTTATCCTGCTAGACCTTTATTTCAGTAGTCTATTGGTAAAAATTCACCCAGACATCCACTGTCGCAGCAACGGCCCCAGCCGTGATGATATCTATGCCAGAAACCATCTTTACTGGGGTAGGGAATGTAATAATAGTCGGTGCTGTGGTGAGGGCAGTCGTAGCTATGCCGTTCACTAACTTCAACGGCGTCCCTTGTTTATCTTGAATGGTTATAGAGCTTGTCGTGCCGCCAACCTCATTACTGATAGCGATTGATGAGATATAGGCGGTGGAAGCGGTGGGGGTAGTGGTGGTGTTAGAGGTAAGATGAATTGAATAGGTATTTAAGGCAGTCCCCACTGGCGCTAAGTTGGCATCAGATACTAGAAGTTGGTTAGAAGCGTTTACATTAGCCCCACGGTTATTACCGGCCGCATCCATAATCTGAGACATATTTGAAGGGGCATCTGCCGTGAAGCCCACATCTATGCGGATATTGGCAGTACCAGAAGTATATGCTGAGGCTAAAACTTTAATAATATTGGAGACTGGAGCAACTGCTACCCAATAATGCCTAGAGGCATTTGTGCCTGGTGTTATAGTACTCCCAGGTGCTAACCATTGTTGGGCCTGGGCATCATAAATCGAAACCGGATAAAAGGTAGTACCGCCATCATCTGATAGCGTAATGCCAAATGAAACGCCAGCATAAGTACCATGAACTGAGACTAGGGCAAATCCACCAAGGGTGGAAGCCGAAGTGCTAGAAATTGAACTAGCGGATGTGGTGATGGTGCCAGCTGTTGCTGCACCGCCCACCGCTAAAGAAGCAACGCCCATAGACATTTGCGAAACCGGTAGGGTTGAGAAAACAATTGTACCGGTGGCGTTGCCTGATGAATATACGCCGGTAAAGTTTAATCGGAAATAACGCCCAGTGAGAGCGCCATAGAACATACCAGTGCCAGTGGTAGAGGCTACTGGCAGAGTATCAGTACCGGTGGATTGTTCCAAGACTTGTGATACCCAGGTAGTACCATCATTAGATGTCTGGAAGGTGATGGTCGGCGTAGTACCAGTATATTGGGTTAGAATCTGTAGTTTTACACTACTATAATTTCCTACATCATAGGTTGTACCAGCCTGAACAGCGGCCACAGAGAAGGCTTGGGTCTGTGAGGTTGGAGCGATGAGTTGAGCATTGCCTGAACTGTTAGGGGTACCAGGAGTCATATTAGTGGCAACTACAGAATTTGCATCGGTGATCTGCGTTAGTTGTGAACCATTAGTCTGATTAGCGCTAGTAGCGGCCCCAGTAGGCAGGGGGAGGGAGGCTACTGATATTGGTTGAGTTGAACCTGAACCATTAATTAATAGATTGCCAGAGGAATCTAGTTGGAGAGCAGCCTGCTGGCCGTTTGTAAGGGTTGGAGAAGTAGTGTTATATATCCCGCCAGTTGCTAGGGATTTACTACCAGCCGCTCCGCCCGTTAAGGAGCCATCCGCATTAGTGGTAGCGGTAACTGACCATCCACCTCCTTGATAGGCTGTAATGGTATCATTAGCCGCGCTTAGAGCGGCTGTGTTGACCATAAGCCGCTGATTAACATCCAGCCTTAAGGCGTACATTTGATTGGCTGTAAGGGTAGGGTCGGCTGTTAGATAACGGCCTAGTGATAAGTCTCCAGTACCAGGGGAATTTGTGGCACCTTCAGCATACTGGGTAATGCTGCCCCCACCAGAACTAGTAGTTAGCAGTTGGCCAGAACCATTAACCTCTAGTGGCGTGGCTGTAATACCATCAGCACTAGAGACACCCATCATTATTGGCACCCTATTAGAATCCCGTGGTGCTGAATAATTTGAACCGGAACGTGTTATGGGATCAGACAATATAACTCCTTAAAATAAAAAGCCCTTCCAAAGAAGGGCTAAGTGCCGGGTTTGCAACCACCTATATTATAAAGTATAGAGTTGTGTTTTACTATTCTCCCAGCGGCGCTTATCAGTATCCAATTCAATACGCTCCCGCTTCATCGCACCACGCAAGGCCATGATTTCTTCTTCTTTGCGTTTAAGAATAGATAACTTTTCTTTCGTATCTGCAATTATTAGTCTATGTTTGGAATTAGCTGCCTTAATGTCTTCTTGTATCAATTTTAATGATTTTTGCAAATCTTTCTCCGTTAGGTCATGTTGTCTATGCAGATCTTCTAATTGCTGTTCATCTGCCCGAACAGCTGCTTGAATCTCATTATGGGTAGTACCCAAGATTGCTATCTCATAGTTAATAGTTTTCTTGATTTCTTCCAGACCATCAATTTCATACTGTAAAGCCTTAAGGGTAGTATTGCCTTCAGTAATAGAATCTTCTATTAACTTATCTTGTTCGAGTTTATATGCGCGGTCATCTTTAATTCCCTTCTGAAGATCACGCTGCTTGGCTTTAAGGGAATTATTTTTGTTAATTATATCAGTCTGCATATCTTCCAATTTATGCAGTTTGTGGCCTTCAATTTCTGTTTGCTGTTCAGTCCGTGATAATTCAACTCTATATTCCAAAATACGAACTTCGTAACTGCTATCCGCTGTTTTAATTTTCTTATTTAGAATATCTAGTTGGTGTTGCTTGGCCTCGATAGTACCTTTAAGAACCTTAATACTAAGAGGGGCTTCTTCGAGAAGTTTCTCCCGCTCTACTAAATATTCTTCTCTAGCGTCAAGCTCTTTGCTTCTCTTGTCGCATTCGAGTTGGTTGAGAGTTTTCATGTGCTTTTAGCTCCAAATCTGTATCTACTTGAGTACGAATAGGCGATGCTTTAGGAAGCGCACGTCTGAAGCTAGGATCTTCCTTACCTAAATAGATGCGTTCAATAAATTCTTCCTGTTGTACACCATCATCCCAATTAAAACTGCGGGCATAACCGGGTGCGACATTAGGAGAACGATTAATAACTGCTTTGCCAGCCAATCGTTTGTATAAGCCTTCGATCATAATGTAGGCATTCTCCCCTAGAATAACCTCACTTTCGCCGGGATCAAGCTGATAGGCTTCTACTTCGCCCCGGCGGGTAATCTTCATAGGGTCGGGCGTAAATTCAAAATCTTCAGCATGAGAAGGCAAGTACAGCCAAATATATGGCTCATCATCAATATTGATAACCCTTACCCATTCGTGGCCAGCAAAGCGTTCCATGAGACGTTGCCGCATGGTCTGCTTTTGTTGAACATCTGATCCGGCTCCAGGTACTTTACTGGGGGAAATTTTGGGCATGGCTTAACCCTTTCTTAACCGCTGTTTGGCAGACGGTTTGTGCTTTACTTTAACGGTTTCTTGCTCCTCAAGAGCGGTTATCATATCCACCAATACACGATGCTCACCTTGGAGGCGTTTCATCTCAGTGTCGTAGTCATTAAATTGTTGTTCGATCTTGGCCTTGCGTTCCTCTAAAGATTCTCTATTCATAAGCACAGATATAACACACCAATATTATTGACATCAAGCAAAGTAGCTGGTTAATAGATTAGGCGGCGGTTGCTGCTGCCGAATCAGTAGCCGGGCTAACTGGCGGTGTCCAGCCAGCATTAACTAGGGCAGATTGGATAGCAGCCCAAGTTGGGTCTTCAGTTACGACTTGGCTATTAAGATCGGTCAAGGCGGTGTCCAATGCAGATTGTGCATTCTCGATTTGTGTAAGAGCATCTTCCATATTATTCTCCTTATAATTAAAAATCCCTCTCGACTGAGAGGGCTGCTTGCCTATATATGTAGTATACCATATAGGTAAATAATGATATAATCCGTGTAGGCAAACCAAGCCCTCAACTTTTGTTGGGGGCTTTTTTATTTGAAAGGAAACTGATGGCTTACACTGCTAGCCCCTCAAAATTAAAGACTTCACCTAATGATTTTGGTGGTCTACGAACAGATGGAAATCGAGTCGCCCTGACCGGCACGACTGCTAATACAATGCAGTCGATAGATGCTACGGCCACTCCCGTAACATCCCCAGTGACGGTTAATACCGCAGCCACGCTAACTGTTCCTCAGAATGCGGTAGCTGTCACAATTGTTAGCGTCACAAATGCTGTCCAAGTATCTGAAGACTCTACCCAATCGGCATATTTTTCTTTGCCAGCGGCAACACCTTTTACTTTCCAGTGTGCCAATCAGCAATATGTCTACCTTAAGACCGGCAGTAGCACTGCGGTATCTTTTCAATTTCAGATAATTTAGGAGGCTTTTATGACGGCAGTTAGAAATCCGACCCAATGGATACCTGGCTATATAACCTATATTGGCCTACTAGACTTTCAGGATAATAAAGGCAATTTACTAATTGATAACTTAGGGAATAATATCTCAACTAACTTAATTCAGGTTGCTGGCAAATATGCTACTGCCTGGACTCTGACGGGATCGTAATGGCTGGGAATGTAATTATTGGCGGCACAGCCACAGGTGCAACTGCACTACCAGCAGCCAGCACGATTGACGGGACATTAGATTTACTCCCCATCTATACAGCTAGTGCTACAGCAACCCAGGCCATTAACCGCAGCACTTTCTTAGGAGTATCCGGTACTCCGGCCGATATTTCCTCCAGCCAGAGTTTTAGTAATAAGACGCTAGCTAATAGTACGGTAGCTAACATTAAGGATTCCAGCCTTAGTATCCAGAGCGCGGCCGATGCCACCAAGATAGCCAAGTTTTCCGCATCTAGTATTACGACAGGCAATACCCGTACATATACTCTGCCTGATTTGTCTGATACTTTGGTAACTCTAACTGCCACCCAGACATTGACTAACAAGACGTTTACCAGTCCAACAATAAACGCCCCGACCATAACGAATGCCACGATTAGCGCTGATGCCATCATTGGTTATACGGTTTCTAACACAGGAACTATTTATGGGATAGGAATTACTACTGGACAGATCAGCACTGCCAGTTCAATCCTCCCTACAGCCTTAGCTACTGGCGTGTCATATACAAAATTCTTTAATAACTATAAATTTAGCGTTTATAGAAATGCTGCCTTTACCGCCGCCAATGGCAGCCCAGGTTTAATTACATTTGATACTAATTCACCGGCACCCACGGCTTTTGATACTGGTTCCAACTATTCAACGTCAACAGCCAAATTTACTGCTCCTGTTAATGGCTTTTATCTCTTTTCTGCATCTGTACAATCAAATATTACATCAGGCTATAGTTTTGCGACTTTATACAAGAATGGTTCAGAAGTTCTGCGCGGCACCCAGATAAATGGTTCTTTTGTTGCAGGTAATGGAGTATCAGGATTATTGCAGCTATCTGCTGGTGATTATATCCAAGTATATTATCAAGGAACAGGCGGAAGTGGTACGCCAGGCTCCAATTACACATATTTTCAAGGCTTCTTAATGAGTGCAACCTAATGCTGACTTTCTCTATGCTTACTAGTCGTGTTCAGGATATTACGGGCGTTATAACGGGCAATACTACAGATACTACAAACTTTCAGATGGATATTAATCAGGGTTTGCGCCTATTTAAGAATGCTTCTCGGCGTTATTGGACACGCAAAGAAGTGTCCGCCGCCTTAGTAGCTAACCAGCAATACTACACATTTGCTGCCGATATTGTGCGCGGAACTGAAGTGCGCGTTAATTCTAGTGGCTTAAACTTTCCAGTTAATCAGGTAGATTCCGAAGCTATGTGGAATCGCATTAATATTATCCCGGCCATGACTATTAATCTTCCGATGTATTACTTTATTCGTGGCCGGAATGAGATTGGCTTATGGCCAATTCCATCAACTAATGTTTCGGCCGGGCTGATAGTTAGTTATGAAGCTCGGCTACCCGATATGTCGCAGGCTGATACTCTCCTTACTTCAGTCGGAGTAACTAATAATTCCCAAACTGTCACAAGCAGTAGCGCCTTTAATACCAATATGGTTGGCATGTCACTTAGTGTGACAGATGGCTCTGATGGTAATTGGTACCCAATCATAGCCGTACCTAATACCAGCACTTTGACACTAGAGAATTACTATCAAGGGCCAACTAATGCTAATGTGCCATGCACCATCGGATCAGTGCCAGATATTCCAGAAGATTATCAGTTAGGTTTGGTTTATTTTGCTTGTTATAACTTCTTCCTTAAACGAAAAGATAATGATACTGCCACTATGTATAAAGCATTATTCGAGGATTTATTGACCCAATACAAAGAAACTTATGCAGCTAAAACTACTGGACAGGTACAGCAAAGTATTGAGGACTATCGTTATAGCATCTTTACTTTGCCACCGAATCCGATTACTTAAGGAGTAAGAATGCCCAAAGGCCCACGCAATAGCCAGAAGATGTCTGTTAATCAAAACTATTTCCAAGGCGGAAATAGTGTGTCACGCAAATTAGCTGTTGCCAATTCATTCTATACTTCAACTAATTTAGACTTTAGAACTGATCCCAGCCAAATATCCGTGCTGCCAGCCAGCCGACAAATGGCTACCAACCTAACTGACCTAATTACGGCTATGGATCAGGATTTGAATGGAGTCCGCTATGGGGTAGGCAATAATGGCGGATTATATAGGATTAATACCTCCAATGCTGTCAGTAGCATTGGCCAGCTAACAAGTAATGGCTCTGCAGCACTCTATTATAACCAGACTACCGATCAGCTATATATCCCTGGTCAGCAAACTGTCAGTATGTATGGCCAATGCACTATGACTAATTCTGGTGGCCCACGACTTCGGTTAGATCAGTTTGCCCAGAGCGCTTCTCAAGGTGCTGGCACTATCTTTTTGTTTAATAATACTGACGGGCTTTTTGATGGCTTTCCCCGTAACAATGCCCAATCCTTTATAACTGGCATTACAGAAGCAAATGTCCAACAAGTCACCTCTACTGGAACTAGCACTTATATACTTCCGACCACTATCATAGAGAACGATCTAGTAAACAAATGCTATTTTGCTCCAGACATTGAACCTTTCTATTCGATCCAAATCTTTATTAAAACTATTGGAACAGGGAACTGGACACTAACCCTCCACGATAGTCTCAATAATGTCTTAGAAGCTGTGACTATTACTAATGCCAATCTAATTGCCAACCAGTTTAACGAATTTAAATTTGCAACTTCTGGTGGCATTACGGCCCTAGTTAATGCTTCCCAGACAGGCAACTCTCCCACATATCATTTCCACTTGACTAGCTCGGTAACTAACGATACTGCAACGGTGCAGACTATCAATACCAATGATCTATCTAGTGTAAATTTTCTGCTCTTTGCTTACCGACTAGTCAAGACCCGCAATGGTTGGCATCCGACAACCATGTTCACTGGTACTGGAACCCAGACCCTATGCATTGGCAATGGCCCATACCTTTCGACATACAATTTTGGCAATGACGCCAATCCTAGTAATGGCCAGTGGAGTAGACATACTCTGACATTTAAAGTAGGGGAGGAAGTCTGTGGTATTTCTACCAACAACCAGTACCTAGTCATTGCCTGCGAACGACGCTCTAGTAATGCCAACCGAAACTACCAAGCCGGGACACTATACTTCTGGAGCGGAACTACAAACCAGCCAGACTTTCGCATTGACGTACCAATGGGAGCGCCCTATGGCTTATATACCTTTAATAATGTTACTTACTTTGCGTGTGCCGGATCATTATTTGCTTGGAGTGGTGGCCAAACAGTTATCAAAGTCAGGAAATTGGCCTATCAGAACACTGATTATTTAGGCGTTGTAGACTCAACTATTGTTAATCCTAATATGTTTACTAGCCGCTATAACCTATTAATGATGGGCTATCCTACATCTACAACTAATACCAGTCTGGGCTATGGTATCTGGAGTTGGGGAACGGTCGAGTTGACTTTCCCAGACTCTTATGGACTATCATATACTCAAAGCCACGGCCTACTTAATTACTCTAGTGCGAATCAATTACAGATAGGCTGTTGTGTAAATTTCGTAGATAGTATGTACAGCTCATGGAGCTATATAGATAGTGGTGGCATCACACGTTATGGCCTAGACCTTGTAGACAATTCTTCAACAGCTGCTAGCATTTTTAATCTTACCTCTCTAATTTATGATGGCGGTGTCCGATATAAGACCAAGAATGCCTATAGATTCAAACTTAGTTTCGTAGCCTTACCAACAGGCTGTACTCTCCAACCGTTAATCTCTTTAGATCGAGGTGCATTTGTGTCCGGGCCGACAGCACCCGCTGGAGCTACTAGCCTAATCTATGAAACAAATAATTCCCGTTTTCACGAAATCCAGTGGGGCTTCCAAGGCACATGTCCGCCAGGACTAACAACGCCTCCGACCATTACTGGTCTAACTATGGAAGTTGATCCGCTGACCGAGGAAGTGGAATTAAGGGATGATGGTTAATTATGTATCCTAGTACAGAAGACCCCAATACAGACAGCGCTGAGACTTATCAAAACATGCCTAATATGAGCATGATGTTCACGATGTATAACACCACCTTTGGTAATGGTGCTTTTGCTATTCAGCCACCCAGTCCTGGTGAAGTTGGCCGAGGCTTTCCAACTGTGCCATATCTATCTTTAGCTGCCTTGTTCTATCAACAGCAAGCCAGTAATCCTTCACTGGCTCCAGTGAATATTAAAAGTGGTAATAATGTTGGTGAACAGGTTGTCCAAGGAGCTTATACCAATACTGACGCGGCTGGGACGAGTAGGGTACTTAGCGGCTTTCAGCCCGGTGGTGCTAGTAGCATTCTCAATACTGCTAATACGCAGGCGGCGTTATGAATCCATCAAGTCAAGGTCAGGGCTTCTTCGGGGTTAAGGTTAGCAAGCCAGGTGTGGATGTCAACCAGGCTAACCCCAATGATCTGGTTTACCAGAGTGACTATACCAGCACTATCTATTATGATAAAAATAACTCTAGGTTTATTGAGGGCTTGCTACCTGATAGTACCTATGGAGTATGGGTTAGCCAGCCAGGACAAGAAGCCAATGACCCAAATGCGGCTACTGATAATCACCTTATATTTAATAGTAATCAGGATATATTTAAGATTATTAGTAAAGGCACTGCAATTATCCCAAGTTTTGCCATAGGGACTGGTCACCCAGGCTTTGCTCTTATAACAATTCCGCATGGTCAATCTTTTACACCTATAGTAAATATTTATGCGTCAGCCGCTTTATTAAAATTTAGCGACTCCTCTTTTATTACCTCAAGCTATATACCGCTTCCAATATATGTAGGAGCGACAACATTACAAAGTTACTGGTTTCCCAGCACCACACCTGGAACAAATTATAGTGCGGCAATATTATTTGGAGTAGATGCAGCAAATATTTATATTGAAGCTTCTGTGCAAGGATCAACCGTCGATACAATGGCCCCCATACCTATAACATATTTCTTACTTCAGGAGACTGCCACCTAACATGCTATAATACAGCCATAGGCACCTAGCCCTCAACTCTTGTTGGGGGCTTTTTTATTTGGAGAAAATATGAATCCTACTACCGCCGGTATCTACGCTCAGGGTCAGCAAATGGCTAATCAGTTTAATGCTCAGAGTCAGCAATATGGGCAGCAATATGGCAATGATGTTAATCAGGCCCAAGGAGCCAATGCCAATCTCCAAGCATATACCAATAATTTGCCTGATTTAAATCAGCAATATGGGCAGAATCTTAGTAATGCCCAGAGCATGTACGGATACAACCCTCAGCAAACCGCTCAGGCCACCAATCAACTAACAGCTATTCAGAATCAAATCGCTAATCTACCAACAGCTACTCAACAGATGAGTAATTATTCTGGCGCTACTGCCGGTCAGACAGCCAATCTCTATTCTAATCTATTAGGCAATATGCAGCCTGGACTGACTAATGCCAATAACTCACTGACTAACCTGATGGGATTAGCTAGCCTGAGCCAGACCCAAGCCAATCAGCAAACCGGTCTTGGCTTGCAAGGCGAACAGCTGAAGTCCCAGAACCTCCAAGACATCTATGCTAATGCTCTATCTCAACAGCAATCTGCCCAGAGTCAGATGCAATACTTCGCTAACCTTTACCAGCAACAGGGAACTCTATCTGCTCAACAGGCAGCCCAATATGGAGCAGCCCAAGCTTCTTATGCCGCCGCCCAGCAATCTTTGGCCCAAGCTGCACTCATTAATCTACAGGTTCAGCAAAACCAGCCAAATGCTAGTAAGCCATCAAGCACTAATGCGTCAGTTCCTAGTTCTGGTCTAAAAGTTACGACAGCAAACCCTGGAACTTTAAGCTTGGGTACAGCTAATAGCCGAGGCTTACAAGGCGGAAATATTAACTTACAATAACCATGAATCCTAATATTCCACAAGGCTATGCGGGTGCAACCGATCCAGGCAATAGTGGAGGAGGTAATGCCACAAGATCTTCTGGCCAGCCAAACCTACTAGAAAGACTACTCCCAACTGCGGGCAGCATTGCCGGTGGTATCATAGGCGTCCCTCTAAATGCACTAGATGCGGTCACAGGTGTTGGAGGTACGGCCTTAGATGCCGGGGCAGCCGCAGCCGGTGGCGCGGCTGGTAAAGCCTTAGAAAACTTATTTACACATCAAGGGATAGCTAGCGGAGTGGGGACTTCTGCTTTAGAAGGAGGCATTGGGCAGGCTGGTGGAGAAGCGATAGGTGGTGCGCTAAATGGCTTTGGCGGTTTGTTATCTAAAGTAGGGGAGAATACTGCAACCAAAGCTGAAGAAGGCGTAGCTCAAGACGCACTAGAGAATAAAGCTGCGGCTACTAAACTTAACTATGGTGCTATCCCTCAGAAAGTAGCAAGCCTATCTAAACTTGGCGAGAACCAGAAGTTTGTAGACAGTATGGGTTTTGACTCATCTGATCCGTACCAAATGAAGCAAGTGGCTAATGCTGGTTTCGATCTGAATGGTGCTATAGATAAAAGCTTGCAAAATATAAATATAGATACTTCAGGTGCTACAAATCCTGCATACAAATTAGCGCAAGAAGGAAAGTTAGGTACTCCAGAAGCCAATTCGCTACTACGGGCATATACTAACGCTAATATCCCTGTGGGGCCAGATGGCTCTATACCAAACCAACTTCCGGCAACTTCAGTTCGGCAACTAACCCAGTCGCTTGGTTCTGAAATGGGCGACAAGGATTATCAGATTGCTCAGATTGAACGCAGCGGCAGTGGCGCAGACACTACTCAGCTAAAGGCTAATCGCGCCCAGCTACAAAGCATAAGAGATGATTTAGTTAATAAGCTAAACTCAAGTCCTGAAGTCAATGCTAATATTAAAGCATCTGAAATTACTCCTGATGAACAGGCGGTCTTGGCTCAGAAATATGGTGAACCATTATCTAAGCATATAGCAAACACTGTCAATGGCGCTCAAAGTTACAGCGACATCATACCTGAAATGCAGAAATTTGCTCAGATGGGCAATCTATCTAATAAGGCTATAGATGATATTGAGAATGTTACCAATACCGACAGGGCATTAGGCAGAATTAAATTAGCTGGGGCAGCAGATAGACCCGCGCCATCCAGCCCAGGCATACATGATTTAGCTAATGCGGCCGCACATACTGTTCAGGGTAATCATGGGAGCGCCCTAGCTAGTTTATTCAAGGGAGCAATGAAGGGTGGCGGTGCTATTGCCCCGAAAGCCGGTGGGCTGCTTCAGCGCGTGTCCAAATTCGTACCACCAGTTGCCCAAGTAGTAGCCAATTCACCTAACGACATTACACAACCACAGCAAGGAGGTAATAATATGTCACCAACATCTATGGGCGGTGCCGGAGGTCAATCTGACACGACCGCTAATATAACCGCAGCAACAAGCCCACTCCTACAACTTGTCCAACAATTAATGGGCAATATGCAAACTGCCCAAGCCGATCCTTTAAGAGCAACCTCACCAGCGGCCATGACTTCTAGCACGAGTGCCTTACAAGCGCTCATTCCTACTCTACAAAAAGCATCTGTAGCCAATGCCACCTTGCAGGCATTGGAGCAGGAGTTTGGCCAAGCCGGAGGTGGACAAGGCGCTGCTCCTGGTCTACTAAATGAGATAGGCCAAACCTTTACTGGTGGCCCGGCTTCTTTAACTAGTAGTAGTGGCTATAATGCCCAGGCCAATCAACTTAACCAACAGCTACAAAGCCTTGGCATTTCTACCCCACTACCTAGCCTGACTCAGAATGCTCCGGCTGCCGCAGGGAGCATGAATACTTTACAGAGCATTCTAAATGCTATTGGTGGAAATAGTGGGGGCCTATTAGGAACTGTGCCTACAGCTGCTACGCCTTAAAGAGTACAGTTAGGATTCTGGCCCTTAATAACACTCTCTTGTATATCTAAGGTGTTATATTGGGTGATATATTGCTGTAATTGATTGGTGAGATAAGGTGTATTGCCGGAGGCAGCAATCTGACTTCTTATATTAGCCTCATTATTATCATTCGCTATAACCTGTTGGATTAGGGAATCCCACTGAGAGACTATATTTGGGTTACAGGCATTAGAATTGCTGGCCGGTGATGGATTTGACGACTCGATACTAGACTGGCTAGAAGGCGATGCATTAGCAATAGGGGCATCACTGCTAGTTTGATTAGCAGTAGGCGTCGGGCTAGAACTGCTATTTACAGGTGTAGTTGGTGGTTCAGATCCGGTCTGCTTAGTGGACTGAATTGCTTTGGAGCCAATTGTCTGTGAATCATGTCCAGTAGTGAATGTATAGCTCTTGCTTGTATTAGCTAAATGTATGGCCCCAGCACTTCCACCAGCTAGAACTATTACTGATATCACGACTGCCACTATTTTCTTCATAACAGGGGTATTGTATCAATTGTCAATAATGATGTCAATATACCTTTATGTTAATAAAGGACATGTCGCACATTACAATATTGGACGCCCTTACTTCTTAGGAAATCTAGTAATCTTAAGCTCATGTTTCTCATTAGCAAAGTCTAGTTCAAACTGCAAGTCTTCTTCAGCTGTGTAGCCCAGCCTAGTGCTGCACACACCTTTTAGATAGGTTGAGATGGCTCTATTCATTTGCTCTAGGGCAGTCTGCTTGGCCACATTTAAGTTCATTACTACATTAAATTCAGTTTCGGTCAATGTATGTGATTGTTCATCATTGGTTTTGTTCTTTATGCTGCCCAACTTATTCTCCTTCTATAAACCCATATTGTTTAGCTTCTTCTGGATATTGTTCGATAAATTGTTGGTTAGGATCACCGTTCACCCACGGTTGTATCAAGTCCCGGCCGTGGTTCTCACGTTGCCGGTCATGGTCATAAAGCTTATCTGTACTACTATGCTTATCTATAAGCTCCGGCACAGTGGGATCTTTGGTGTAGTAAATACCGTTGATAATATATCCTGTCGATTTCATTTGCCATCCACCAAAATTGCTTTTCCATGAATGCCTTTTTCCAAGATCAAATATCCCGAAGGCTTGGCCACATATTTAACAGCAGGGCAGTTCTCACAGGTCTTTATATGAAGTACGACTTCTTTGTAACTTGGGCCTTGATACCATATATAAGGGACTCTAATATATGTTTTCCATTTGTGCCGATGAAATATTTTCATTGTGGTTTCAGGTTAATCTTATTCACAGCCTGTTCCTCCTCCCAAGCTACAAGTTGAGGAGATTTAGGATTAACAATAACCGATTCATCGTCATTTCCGGCAGTAAACTCATTGCTAAGAGCCGGATTACTGGATGTCACAAATGGCTCTACTTTGGGGGCTATGGACTTAGGTTTATCCCGAATGGCGTCAATGATCCTAATAACGGACAATACAAAGACGACAATGTAAAAGAGTAATGCTAGGAGAATTAATATCGCCACTTCATAAGTGCTAGTCATTTAGCCAACTCCTTAAGCAAAATCTCCATGGCTTTAAGCATATAGTCCCTAAGATCTTTGACATCAATACTCTCTGTAACCTTGATCCATCCTGCTTTAATATTATTGCTTTTACCTATAGGTTTATATGCTTCCACCAGGAAGTATCCATCACCAGGGACAATGCGATAGTTTATATCAGTCATGTTTCTCATCCCTGTTAGCAATAGTAATGCTAGGCTTAACCGTTATAAGTTTGGCGATAATGCTAGTAGCATTTTGGACTACTTCTTTTACAACTAGAGTAGGGTCAATGATCCCAGCCTCCATAAGATCAACCGGCTTATAGGCAAAGTCTTTAGCGGTCAGGTCGTAGCCAAACCAATCATTCTTTTTGGCCAGCATAGTCCACAAAGCCTTATCTGCACTATAGCCAGCATTCTCTACCAATTGATTGAAAGGCTCATTGAAGACATCTACCAAGAATAGGCTTAGAGGAGCAACTCTAGCCAAGGCTACGCCTCCACCAGGAACTACGCCATCTTTGATAGCCGCCTGGACAGCACAGACAGAATCTTCTACCCGTAACTTAACTTCTTTCTGCTCTACCTCAGTTGCACCACCGACTCGGATAATGGCTACTTTGCCAGTTAGCCGCGCCAAACGTTCTTTGAGCGCGTCTGTAGTCACCGTTGAGTCAGCTTCACCTAATTGCTTATGAAGCTCGGCTACCCGTATAGACACATCTTCGGCGGCACTCTCGCCACCAATGATAGTAGTGCTGAACTCATTGATAATAACCTTCTCGGCTGCACCTAGCATGGTGATATCAAAGTCTGAAGGATTAGCACCTTGAACATAGACTTTGCCACCGGTCACTAGGGCTAGATCTTCGAGAGCCAGAGAGCGCATTGATCCATGAATAGGTAGATCAACTGGCGTGACATTAATAATGGCTTTCATCCTATTAAGTAGCAGCATCCCCATTACTTCTTCGGAGACATCTCCAACTAGAACCAAATCTTTGCCAAGTCCACTGGCGGCCACGATATTTTCTAGGATAGGAGCTATATCTGCGGGCGTAGCCATCCGCTTCTCGGTTATTAGGATGTCTGCATCAATATGTCGTGACTCTAAGCTAGTAGGATCATTAATAAGGTTGACATTGGTAAAACCTTTGCGGAAGTAAAAGCCATCGACTAGCTCATTGTAGATGCCCAAGCCAGCAAAGTCCTCAACTGTCACACCACCATCTGTACCCACTTCTTTGATAACGTCAGCAATCATAGAACCAATGGCTTCATCTCCGGCTGAAACTCTAGCTACATGCTGCAAGATGGCATCATTGGCTGGTACTTTCATCTTATCAAGTTGGGCAATAATATCTGCGGCGGTGGATTGCAGGATTCGACTAACCTCCATTTGGTTTTGCCCAGCTGCTACTAATTCTGTAGCTTTCTTGTATAAATGATAGGCTAGGATAATAACAGCGGTAGTGCCATCGCCCACCTTCTTATTATTCTTGCGGGCGGCCTGAACTAAGAGTCGTCCAGCCATATTTTCGGTTGGTTCCTCTAAATAGATCTTTTCGACATTAGTTACACCATCGCGGGAGATAAGGGGGTCACCATAAGGCAGTTCGATGAGAGCATTCCCAGCTGAGGGGCCATAAGATGCCTTAGCTACTTCATAAACCTGGCTAATACCAGCCGCAATATGACGCTGGACTTCTTCTCCGTGGATAATTTTTTTAGTTAGTTTCGACATCTTCATATCCATCGAGGTCTTCTATCTTAACAAAGGCGTATTTCTTGCCGTCACGTTCAATGGTGGCATGAGCCTTATACTCCTCGAAGAAGACAAGTTTACCCGGTATTTCAAAATACCTATCTTCATAGGATTCTGTTCCAAGAGTATGAACTTTAATACAAATACCAGCAGTATTAGTATCATATTTCTGTTCCGTTGTAGCCACATGAGTATATTTGTCTACTAGCTCAACAAGTATCCGGCCTGGTAACGGTTTAAGGGCTAACATCTTACACTAAGATAAACATAGAGCATTTATTGACATCAAGGGCTTAGATCAACGTGATATAATATGAAGTAGGCAACTGTAGCCCTTCTCATAACAGGGAAGGGCTTTTTATTTGGAGAAGGAATGAAGGCTGTTAAAGAGGTTCTTAAGCAAAAGAATTTACCGCATGACTATCCGCCAACTATGGCCGATGTAAAGATGCGCGAAAAGCATGTGCCTGATTCCATAGATCACAATATCCGCCATTTTGGTGATCATGGCGATAATGTAATTGGCCAGCTCAAGAAGTTACATATGGTTAATCCTAGTAAAGCCCATAGTTATGCCGCTAAAAGCCTTGTAGAAGTAAAGAAGCAGATCACGAATCTTGAATCACATTTAGAAGATAATTGTAAGGAGTGCAAGAAATGAGTAAGAAAGTCAAAGAGGTACTTGGTAGTAAAGGCTCCCCGATTAAAGAGGCATTGAATGTCGCTGGGAAGAATAGCAAGCAACTTAAGAGTCTTAAGATTAAGCTGAAGTTTAAAGAGTAGGTATATAGTAGATGGCTAACAGCAGCTCCAGACCTATCACTAATGCAGATATATATGATCGTCTTGATGCCCAGAGAAAAGAGCTAACAAGACTCATTCAAGATTCTAGTCGTGAGCATAAATCTGAACTAACAGATTTACGCCGACAGTTTGAAACATTAGAAGCCGGTCGATTGACCAGATTAGAAGGAAAGTATCAAGACTTGCAAGTACAGTTTATAAAACTTAGTAGTATTGATAGCGAAAACAATGCTGTGGTATCTAAGCAAATGGCTATCATAGGGGTCGTTACGATTATTATATTAACTGGAATTTCCCAGGCTATATGGTTAAGGATTTTTAAATGAAATTACCATTACTGAACAATATAAATATGACCTACATAATTTTTATTTTGGTCATATTAACGGCTCTAGTAGAAGTGCCATTCGCAGTTAGTGTTACCCAGAAATTAAACAATCAGCAGAGTACTATCCAGCTTAATCAGGCCAAAGGAACTAATGCCGTAAAGACCTATATCGCATGTCTTCTAACTATTAACCCCCAAAGTAATATAAAGACACAAGAAGCAATTTGCTTTAATAAAGCCCCCATGGTGAAGCCATAGGCTATTATGAATACTTCCCCAATGCCAGCGTCTTTAGTCTCTTGGAAACAATATGTTGACCAACGCTTCAGTGACCAAGATAAGGCAGTACAGGCAGCGCTTCAGGCAGCTAAGGAAGCGGTTACGAAAGCTGAGATTGCAGCCGACAAACGCTTCGATGCCGTTAATGAATTTAGGGGTCAATTGGCTGACCAGACTAATACTTTTATGACTAGGACTGAATATACTGTGCAGCACAAATCCTTAGCCGACCAAGTGGCGGCACTGACTGATCGAATAAATAGAACTGAGGGCAAGAGTGCCGGTTATTCCCAAAGCTGGGCGGTATTTGTAGCCCTGGCGACTATAGGGGTAGGCATTCTTTACATAATTATAAGGAGCAAACCATGAATCGCTTTAATACTTGGCTAGCTGTAAAGATTACTGATGGGGTATCGACAATGGCTTGTGCTTATGTTTTCGCAGTCATCGCCCTTATTAGTCTCCCAGCCGCAATCTCATCCCATAGTCTGATAGTCATCGTGGCCTGGGTAGCCCAGACCTTCCTACAGCTAGTCCTACTGAGCGTGATTATGGTTGGGCAGAAACTTCAAGCGGACACAACTATCAAACATCTTACTAAGCATCACAAGGAGCATATGGGAGAACTAGACAAGATCAAGAAACATTTAGGAATTTATAAATAAGGAGAATATATGTTATTTATTGGTTTAGCATTTTTAGTAGATTGGATTCTACAGCAGGTATTTACAGTAGTAGAAATTAAGGCAGTTCTAGTGACAGCCATAATCTTCATTGTTTTAGGATTGCTAGTCGGGGACGGCCCATCATTCAAGGCACCTTGGAGTAAGCCATGATTCCTGCCAAGGACATCAGCAAATATCAAGGAGCGTGGCAAGATACTGGCGAACCAATCGTAATGATTAAGATGTCAGGAGGCGATGATGGACTCTACATGGATAGCAACGCTGCTACTAACTATAGTGGTGCTGCGGCTGCCGGTCGCGCTGTTGGGGGTTATCATTTTGCTGGTAATACTAATGCGGTTGCTGAAGCTACCTACTTTATGCAAGCGATGTCTCCATTGGCTGAAAACGATGTTTACGCCTTAGACTGGGAATTACCAGTAGGCACAGCCGGGGCAGTGGAGTGGTGCCAGACTTTCATGCAAACCATTCACGATAAGATTGGTGTCTGGCCCTTGATCTATATGAACCTAAATACCCTGAATAGTTATGACTGGTCGCCAGTTCTAGCTAATTGTGGTCTATGGCTAGCCGATTGGAATAATGATCCATCTGGAACTATTAACACAGTGCATAGCTATGTCATGCAGCAATATAGTGATGGCCCTAACTACGATCATGACGAATGGTTTGGCACAATAGAGGAGTTTAAAGCCTATGGATATCACGCAACTAACGATCCCAATAATCAGGCAGCACCCGCGCCGCCGCCTCCCCCGGTTGAAGCGCCCCCAGTGGTTGTTCCCGAACCCGCGACCGAAGCCCCTAACCCAATAGCGCCACCGCCGGTAACTTCAACTACCACTCCGAGCATTACAACCCCACGCAAACCGTTAATACCTACCATAACGATAACTACCGTCAAACGTCATTGGTATGATTTTGTAATTAATTTCATTAAAGCTGTTTTGAAAGGAATATAATATGTCACCATCAGTTAGAGGTACCAGAACTTTTCTACAAACTTTAATTGGCCTTTTAGTTGGCTTGGCTCTAGCTATTTGGCATGTACCTGGAGTGCCAGGAGCTATTCATAGTTATGTCATCGGTAATGAAGCTTCAGTCTTCGCAACCTTGACACTATTAGTTGGCCTACCCGCCGGAATTGTTAGCTGGATTCACAATAAATATCTGACTAAATCGCCTACTTCTTCCGCTTCCGCCGGAAGCGTAGAAACCAAGGCTTCTTAAGATCTTCGTAGTTAAGTTTAAAATTGCTTAGATTAGTCTTTGATCTGGCCAGTTGGTCTTTTCGGGATTTCACAACTACAGTTAGCCTTATTTTTGCGGAGCCAAGGCTTGATCGGCTTTCCGCAATCCCCGCAGAGAAATTCGATCATTATTATTCCTATATCTCGGTCGCCTAATGCGATCGGTTGTTTTCTTATTGGGCTTTATCATATCTGCTCCTATCCGGCTACGACTCCCCATGTTGGTGAGTAATTAAAAATGTCTAAAAAATTAAATCGTTCTATTGTTCTCCCGACTGCTGGCTAGCACGAAGACTTACGCCGGGGCTTATTACATTCTTCTTGACTTCGGCAGTGATCTTGTGAACTTTGGCTTAATGCCGCTGCTTCTTACAGCAATGTGCTCTACCGTTAAGCTACGGGGCCTGGTGCGGGTGAAGGGGCTTTAACCCTTGACCTCGTCCTTGGCAAGGACGCGCTCTAAACAACTGAGCTACACCCGCGTTGGTGGCCCCGACGGGAGTCGAACCCGCTACCACATTGTCCAAATGTAAGTGGCTGGTAAAGCCAACCAGTCTGTGAAGGAACGTATCCTGGCCAGGAAACTAGTCTTTAAAGTCTGACTCCCAAAGACTTTCACAGGCCAAGTCATAACCGGATAGCGGCAGATAATTACCGCATTTTGCTAAACTTCGATTCCATCAAGGGTAACTGTACCCTTGAGATCTGCTGCCCAGTTGGTTTGCTGGATAGCTGTATCGAGTTCGCGAAGTGCCTTAGAATACTTGTTATATTCCTTGGTCACTGACTCGATAGTGATGCGTGGTAGCTGAGTCTTGATCTCATCTACCTCCTCACTGATCTTAGAGCGCTGGGTCTGGATTTCAAACAGCCCGCGATCACCCTGGAGCTTGATAGGCTCCAGTTGCTTAACCTTTGCTTCGAGGTGCTTCCTAAGCACCAATGCTTCTGCGAGTTTTATAATTCTATCCTCCTTACTTTATTACTTAAATTGATCCGGTATATCGTCAAGCTTCACAGGTTCACCATCTTCTACAGGAAAGACTTTATCTGGTTTAATTGATTCAGCTCCTTTTACTCTATCGACCATAGCAAAGAAATCTGTAGCTAAGGATTCAATCTTGGCAATGTCATCTGGATCTGGGGTGCTATCAGTCAGCCAAGCGATAGCAGCATTAATAGCCCACATTGCGCGGATAGCCTTCTCATCTTTACCACCAGGCGTAAAAGGCTTTCGCTCTGGCTTAAACTTCTTGCCAAAGTCTGAGTCTTCTAAGCTGCCTATCAATACTTCGCCCTTATTAGGTGGATTGTGAGGCTTCCGGTTAAGGTCTACTGGTTCATCGATGCCATCTAGCATAACCTTATATGTTTCCATTTGGATATCTGCGCCAGTGCGCTTATCTTTGAAAGCCCAAGTACGCGGCGAATTAGCGCTTACCTTGGCAACAGTATATTCAGACATCTATGCCTCCTAAATCTTCTGGCTTATTAACTTGATCGAACTTTACAACTCCAGTCTTCAGCCAATAGTCTACGGCGCGGCCAATATAGTAATAGGTGTTGGTACGGCTGCGCTTTAACTCCTTGGCCAATTGAACTTGAGTGATGTGGCCATTAAGGAAATCATAGATGCTTGCCAGCTCATCATTTGTTAGGTGGTTTACATCGGCAGACATACTTAAGCCGTCGCTAATTTCTGGTCTAAGCCATTAAGCATATAATAAACGGAAACTACATGTTCCCACGCCACTATACAGTCCAGCAAACTCAATCCTAGTTCGCTAGCTGTCTTAGTATGCAGTTTCCCATCTTTCTTAGCTGAAATTATCATAAGGTCATCCAATTCTTTTAACTTAGTGACACCAATCCCTTTCTCGTAGAGGCGCTGCTCCTCATAGGCATAGGCATAGGCTCCTAACTGAAGAAAGTTCTCGGGGTAGACTCCAGCTGGGGCTGATCGGCCAGCGTTTGTTGTTTTCAAATCCACAAGATATATCTTGCCGTCTATTTCAAGGATCGAGTCGTATGTTCCGGCATAGCCAAGGGTAGGGGAGTAGACTATTTGTTCGGTGGCAATAGTCTTTGGCTTGGCCTTAGACATAAAGCCCTCGAAAGCTCCAAGGGCTAAGGCCACTTCACTGGGTAAATCGGCTATCTCCTTAATTGTAAAGGTATGGCCTTGTAGCCGCTTCTCCGCTAGATCATGTACAATACTGCCAGTATCGCTGCCTTTATCTCGGCGTACCGAGTGGGCTTTATATGCTGATTCTAGGAGTAGCTCAATATCTCGACCCGTATAGGTTTCGGTGTAATCTATATGCTCCCTCATATAGGCTATAGCCATATTGAGCGGCCAGAGCATGAGCTGGGGCTTGGCTAGAACTTTGCCAAGGATCGTGGTGACCCCTATTTTGGGCTGGCCATCAATATAGTACCTATGAGCTTTAGACTGAAACTTAACGCTATATTTGCCATTATATAAACTGGTCTGAATATCTTGGGTAGCCATGTCCTAACAGGCTACTTTGCTTAATGTCAGATGTCTATAAAATGTCAATAATAGTGTTGTAAAAATCTCTCTCTAACTTCTTAAATTTGCCAAACGAGCTGGTAGACAATCCTTACAAATTAGCCAACCATGCCCATAAGTTATAGGGAAGTGTCGTTGCATACCCCGATGAAGTTTATCCTCTGTATAGCCGTTATAGCGTCTCCAACAAATAGGGCATCTATACCTTCTTATCATTGAGTAATGCTTTGGATTGTTTATCCTCGGGGTATTTATTGACATGTTTCCTCAACTTGCGAGTTTTATTAGCCATAGTGCGTAATGGTTGTTGGCTGCGTTTTCGTTTGGCCGCTTCAGTGCGACGATTCCTAGAAAGTTTGCTTAACTTGCTCATCGGTGGACATTATATATCTTCTCTAGCTCATAGATATAGTCTGAGACTGCATAGCAAGTGGTTAAGGTGCTACCGAACTTACGAACATGATCCACCATTTTTTCATGGTTATAGTTTGGTGTACGCATATATTGATAGAGGGCTATAGCCAATTCTCGGGTATTAACTTCAGAGGCTTCTACAATCTCATCTAGTTGCCTTAATAGCTGTTGGGTAAGCTTATAGTCTTTCATCTTGAAATCACCTTCTCTAAACGTCCTACTGATCGAACCACTATCTACGGAGCTGCCTGCGGCGATATGCTCGTCCTTACTCCCGCAATATGTGAGAGCTACTTGGAAGCGCTTATTGCTAAAATCTTCAAACAATTGTAGAAATTGCTTATAGTTCTCATTATTGCGTTCAGCAAAGCTTTGGGCAAAATTGCGCCATGTCCAGTTACGCATCCCAGTGTTGATCTGGGTCATATCGTCACTATTTAGATGAGCCTTAACTTGGTAGTAGACCGGAAAGCCCAGCTCCTTAAGGGCTGTAATACGGTGCCAACCATCCACAACTTCCATCTTTTCATTGACAATGATGGGAAAATCTTTATTAAGATTTTTCGCCTGAATCTTCTTTTGCAAATAACTTACATGCTGCTTATTAACTTCCCGACTGCCTTGCAAAACCTTAAATTTGCTATAGTCGGTTGTTGAATATGTAGGCACTTCTTCAATTAATGTAGTCTTATCTTGTGACATATTATTCTCCTAATCCTTAAGTTTAATCTTTGGTACATAGGCTTTGTTAAAGACAAATGTATCAGGTAGTTCATGGTGCGGGGTATATATCCCTCTTTCCAACCCTAATCTCTTGAGAGCACTAGGGAATCTTATCAGTGGCGATACATGGTGAGCGCCCTTTGGTATTTCCAAGATATATGCCCCTAGCGCATCCTTGTTCGGTGCTTTAACAAAGCGCAAGGCTTTCTTAGTGCGGTTATAGTATATAAATACAGCGGTTTTGGAATCTTTGGAAATACCAAACCGATGAATATATTTACTTGGCAATCTAATAGTGTTTTTTCTAACTTTTAGAAATTCACTTTTATTAATTTGCTTTATACCAAACTCGGGTGTTATCTGTTCAAAACCCTTAAAATCCATATTTAACCCCCAGTTCCACCATCAGCTTGGGCTACTATAAAAGCAGATTGTTTTACCTTATTGCCAAACTTATCTATCTTCATGCTGCCATCCAGTGCCTCTATATCCTCTTTATAGGTGAATTGGCAACTAGAGATTGGGCAGATGCCCACACCCTTATGGCAATCCACCAAGGGGACTGCGTGGTTAGGGCAGCGCGGGCCGGTTACTCTACTCATCGTCTTCTCCATCATCCATCAGCTTCTCAACAGTGCCAGTTAAGTGCTTGGCGAAGGCTTCACTAAGCTGCTTACTAGCTTCGCTTGGGTCTTTATCTGGGTTGAGCAAGGTAGGGGATTGGCTTAGGGCGACAGTGTGCAATTCGAGTAACTTAGATTGGCGCTCGACAGCAAGAGAATGCTCTTTGGAAGCTGCCTTATAGCCATCTATGTGGCCATCTGCGTAGCCCTGCTTATAGTTAGCCTGGTTTGCGATACTCTCCTTATTTTTTACCTCATTTTCGCGCTCGATGGTTTCAGCCTTATGGCGCTTCATTTCTTCTTCGGCATATCTCTGACGAGCATCTAAGTCACC